CTGTCAAGGTAATGGTTTAGGTGTTTATGATTTTATCACCAAAGAGCAATATGATACGACTACCGGTGAAACTTATACTGCTATGTGTAGCTGTAATGATGATAATATGGCAAGCCGTTGTACCGCAAAAAATGCCAACAAGGTTGTTTGGACTGTTAAGGCTAATGCAGAATTTAACTCTTCTGCCGCTACTCTTTTGAGAGCAGGTATTAAGAATGGCAATATAAACTTTCTTGCTTCTGAATTTGACATTGAAGATAGCATTAAGAAAACAAGCGGGTATTCTAAAATGTCTGCAAGTGAGCAGGCAAGATTAAAATTGCCATATGTGCAAACAAGTTTGTTAATTAATGAAATGATTAATCTTGAACATGAAATTGTTAATAATCGTGTTAAGTTAAAAGAACGAGCAGGAATGAGAAAGGATAGATTTTCATCTCTTGAATATAATTATTATGTTACTCAACAACTAGCATTAAAATTAAAACCAAAACAAGATTTTGGGAATCTCGTCTCTCAGCTTACAATTCGTCCGGCGAGACGATTATCTTCATTTAATGATTAAATAAACAGAACCCACCACGCCTCTTAACAATGCGCAACCCGGTGGGTTAATTAATATAAAGGAGGTGTCCGAATGGCACGAAAAATGGAAAAGACAGAGGTGACTACTACGACACCTTCTAACGTAAAGAAACAACCTACTGCGGTTGAAGTTAGGGAATTTTATGAGAAGAATAAAGATGCAATTAAGACTTTTGCCATGACAGAAAGTGCAGCAAAACCATTAAAAGATGTCACTAAGACTGCAACAAAAAGTATTAGTACGTTTAATCGGGAAACGTTGCGTTCCTATATTTCTAATTTAGGATCTAATGAGAAAAATCTTAGAAGTCTTTCATGGTATTTATACTACAGATCTCAAACATATGCTAGATTAATGAATTTTTACGCAGATATGTTTTGTTTATATGCTAGACGAGTAATTCCACCATACGATTTGGTTAAAGGTGGCGATGCTACGAAGATGTTAAAGTCATATAATGATACCCTTAACGTGTTAGAAAAAATGAATTTACAACAAGAGATGCGCAATGCATATTTAAATTGTTTTATTCAAGATGTGTTTTATGGTGTTGTTATCTATGATGATACAGGTATTTTTATTTGGCAAGTTCCATCCGATTATGCAAAAATAGCCGGAAAGTATTCTACTGGTGATTATAGTTTTGCTATTGACTGTTCTTATTTTAGATCTCATCAAGAACTTTTAGAATATATGCCAGACCCTTTGGATGCTATGTATAAAGAGTATCAGAGTTCTGGTCAAAAATGGATTGTTGTTCCGGATATTAACTGTTTATGCTTGAAGTTTAGAAGTGAAGATTGGGAAACTGTTTTACCACCAATGACTCCTATTTTTGAAGCACTTATTAATTTAAGTGATTTAGAGTCTATTCAGGCAGTAGCTAATGAGCAAGAAATTTATAAAATGATTTGGTTACAAATGGAGACTTTATCTGGAGCAGATTCCCCTGATGAATGGAAAGTAGACCCGTCCATTATGATTGAGTATTTTAATCGCATGATAAATGAGGCTCTACCAGATTATATTTCGGCAGCTATTGTGCCAGGAAAATTAGAGACAGTATCGTTTACTGACACACAAAAGGCCAATGATACTACTAAAATTGCGAAGGCTACAGAAACTGTTTTAAATACGGCGGGCGGTGCAGAGATTTTAAATGGTAGTACTATTTCCGGCGCAGAAGCATTTAGATATGCACAGATAGTAAACACTGAATATGCAATATCTTCTCTTCTACCGCAAACCCAGGCATGGGTGAATCGTTTCTTATCTCTTCAACTTGGAAATCCTAGCAGAGTTGAATTCTTCCCAGTAAGTGTTTATACAAAAGATACTTTTAAAAAAGATTTATTAGAGTCTTGTCAATATGGATTTAATAATAAAATTGCGTATAACACTCTTAATGGAATTTCTGAAAAAGAAACACTTGCAATGGCATTCTTTGAAGAACAGGTATTGGGATTGCATGATATTATGAAATATCCACTGTCTAGTTCTTTTACTACCGCTGGTACAGATAATCCAACCGGAGAAGATGGCAGACCAAAGGATGATGTACAGACAACAAGTGGGGAATCGTCCGAAGAGAAAAGAGATAAGAGCAACGGATAATTTTGAAGAGAAGGACTTATCTCCTTCTCTTTCTTAATATAAGGAGTGATGAGAAATGGATTGTGAAAAATCCAACATGAAATTTATAAAAACATCTGACCTACAAATGGTAAACCAATTACGTTTATTTGGTTTTACAGAAATTGGTGAACCTATTGATGGTTTGTATTGTTTTATTAATGATGGAAAGAGATTAAATTTTGATGCATCAAAATATGATTATGTTTATACAAATATTTTACATATGTAGAGTGAGTTATTGAGTTGACTCACTCTATTATTGTATAGTCGGTAACTCATGTTAGGGTATGTTCCTAACACCGACAAGAGAGACTTATGGGATAATTACCCACCACTCTTCTATCCATTAAGACTTGGCAAAATGCCAGGTCTTTTTGATTGGAGGAAAGCACATGTCGTGAGACAGCAGTAAGCCTTTCCTCTTTTGTTTTTACAAAGGAGGAGAAAATAATAATGAGTTACAATAAAGAAACCGGTATGTATGAAGGGTTTATATACAAGATCTATAATGATGTGAATGATAAGATTTATATCGGACAGACGCGAAGGTTTATAGCGGAACGGTTCTCAAAGCATATAAGTGATGCATTTAATAGAGATGATAATATGGCTTTACATGCAGCGATTAGGAAATATGGAAGAGAAAACTTTCATATTTGCGAAATAGAATGTATTAAATGTGATTCTAAAGATGAGCTTGTTCGTAGGTTAAATGAAAGAGAAGTATATAATATAGTTTTATACAACTCCAAAAGTCCTAATGGATATAATGTTTCTACTGGTGGTGTTTTAAATGATACAAAACGAATTCCTATTGTAAGATATGACACAATTAGAGGTGCATATTATGAATATGATTCCATTGTAGACGCTGAAATAGACACAGGAATATCCTCAACTCGCATTTGTGCTTGTTGTAATGAAAGAGTTTTTAGTTGTGATCGAAATATATTTAGATATAAATCACAGGGTATTACAGAGGAAGATATAATTAAATATACACATTTGCATCCAAAAGTAAAAAAATATAATTTCAATGGGGATCTTATCAATACATATATTACGCAAAAAGAGGCTGCTGAAGATTTAAAAGCAATATATCCTTTGGCAAGTATAACTAGTATTACTGCTTGTTGTAAGGGTAAATTGCAAACTGCTTATGGATTTATATGGAGATATGAATTCGATGATTTTGACAAATATGCAATAGATAACTTGCTTGGTGAAAGCGGTATAAGGGCAAAAAAGGCAGTGTAAATATACTATTTTAGACATAGCAATATGTCTTTTTATTACATATTTTTAGTAGAAAGGAGGAACAATGGGAGATATTAATTTGTCAAAACAAATTATACAAACCACTTCTTTATTTAAAAAAGATGAAGAATTTAATGATGAGCGTTTTATGCGTGTCCGTGTAGCAGCGATGCACACAGGAATCAATCGTAATAATTCTCGCTTTTCTAAGGATTGCATTCTTAAAGCGAAAAATTCGTTTGCAAATATTCCAATTCTTGCAGATGTGCAAATGTTTACTGACAAAAATGGCAAACAAGTTATTGATTATCGTGGACATTCTATGCATATTGAGGATGATTTATTTAACGAAGATGCTCAAAGAATGATTTACGATGAAAAGGTTGTCGGGCTAGTTCCAGAGACAAATAACTTTGAATTAATTTATGACGAAGATGCAAAAGAATATTATGTATGGGTTGATGCATTACTTTATCGTGAGTATGGTAATTACGCTTGTGATGTTTTAGAAAGTCGTGGCGGAAAGACGGATGTTTCAATGGAGATTGCTTGTAATGATTTAGCATACTCTTCTTCTGATAAATGTCTTGATGTCGGAGAAATGCAAGCTTGTGGTTTAACCTTACTTGGAGCTGATGTTACACCGGGAATGGCGAAGGCGCACGCACAGGTATTTAGTATTGATGATAATAATCGTCAGAAACAATTATTTGCAATTATCCAAGAACTAAAAGAGTCTCTTGATAATTATATAATGGCAAATGCCAATGAAACTATTAAGGAAGGAGGAAAAGATACAGTGGAAATCAATGAAGTTGTTGAAGAAGTTATTGAAGTAATGGAAGAAATTCCAGAAGAAGTAACCGAGGAAGTAACAGAAACCACTGAAGAGGAAGTAACTGAGACTATTGTTGAAGATACTGTTGAAGATACTCCTGAAGAAGTGGTTGAAGAAACTACAGAGGAATTTTCTGAAGAAACTGTTGAAGAAACGGCTGTAGAAAATTCAATTACTTATTCCGTAAATGGTAAGAATTTTGCAGTAAGTTTAGATGATATTCAGTTCGCTTTGAATTCATTAGTAAATGATACATATGGCGAACAGGATGGTTGTTGGTATGCAACTACTATTTATGAAGACCATTTGGTAATGATTGATTACTGGACTGGCAGAGCATATAGACAGTCTTATAAGAAACGTAAGGATGTCTACTCTCTCACTGGCGACAGAGTTCCGGTTAAGAGTTGTTGGCTGACTGCGGATGAAGAAAAGGCAATTGATGACATGAGAAGCAATTACACTGCTATCTCGGAGACACTTGCGAAGTATGAAGCGGAGCCAGCAAAGATGGAAATTATTAATTCCGACTCTTATGTAAAGATTGCTGAAACCAAGGAATTTGCAGAATTAAGAGATAATCATTTTGACTTATCCGTTGAAGAAGTAACTGTAAAGGCTGACGAAATCTTACTCGCATATGCGAAAGGTGGCAATCTCAGCTTCTCTGGAAATCCGGAGAAAAAGTCTGTAGGTATGACAAAATTACCTATTCAGACAAAGAAACAGAACCGTTATGGTTCATTATTTTCTAAGTAATTAAATCGAATGATTTTAATTAAATAACAAAACTAACCAAACACCCAATTTATAGGGTGTTATTTTTATGAAATTTTTGAAAGGAGAAATGTAATTATGGCTATTCATTTTGAAATTGCAAAGCATGCAGTTTG